CTCTCGAACTCCCTCATCTTGCCGATCCAGACCTCGCCGAGGATCGGCCGGACGTTGTTCCCCGCCGGCATGTCGACGGAGAGTCGCCATACCCGCGTGTAAACAGAAGTTCCGACCGTGAAGAAGGAGGGTTGCGTGGGCGTCATCGCGATCGCCCCGAGCACGACCGTCGCGCCGTCGGGAATGTTGTGCTGCACGATGGCTGCAGTGTCCGCATCGGCCACAAGCGCGGGTTGTCCGGCGCCGAGGTAGAGTGAGGCATAACCGTAGGTCGTCGGGCCGTAGCTCGCCGCGAGTGGCGCGAGAACGACACGGTAGAGCGTCCGTTCCGTTCTCGAGGCGTCGGGCAGGATCTCCTCTTGCACGTCGAGCCACGTGTCGACGGTCGCTTGGGTCGCCACCACCCCGCCCGTGGTCCACGCCGCGCCGTCCCAGCTCTTGCCGGACTCAAGATCCGTCACCGTGACGCGCGTCCCGGTGGAGCCGCTGGCCCCGGTGGGCCGATAAAGTCCGACGTTGAGCTGCAGTTTCTCGCCCGGCATGACCGCGATGTCCTGGTAGCTCGGCCGGAAGAAGCGGAGGGCAGGGTTCCGCCCGCCATAGGAGCCCCAATCCGGGGGGTTCGCCGGCAGACCCAGCGTACCCGCCAGATAGTTCAGCAAGTCCGCCCAGCCCGTCGGCGCATCGGCCCGCTGCGAGCTGCCGGCCAGGAGATTGAGGTCGAAGTCGATATCATACGCGCCGTCGCTGCGCCACTGCAGGCCGCCGAGCGTGTCCGGGTAGTCGTCGGCGAGGTTCGCGAGCGGCAGCTCCGTATCCTCAAGCGCCGGGCTCACCGCGACCGGCGCCGTCGGGGCCCGCCGCGCCAAGTTCCCGATCACGTATCGCCAGACTGCCACAGGCTCACCTCTCTATGTCGTGACCGACCAGCCCTTGCCGGGTTCCCAGGACAGCGTCTTGAGCGTCGCCACGACGAACTGCACCCAGATCCTTGCGTTCGTTCCGTCGTAGACGTCCACGGTGATGGTGACGCTCGCGGTGTCCGCGTTGTAGATCCAGATGCCCCGGACGTGCCGCTGGATGTCGACCGTGGCGGGGGCCGCTACAATGGTCGCGACGGTCGTCCCGTTGAGGACGCCGAAGTTATGGCCGAGTCGCAAGGCCCGGAGTTTGGGCTTGTGATCTGCCCACACGACGTTCCATTCCGGCTGATTCGTGGGTCCCGCAGCTAGGACGGCGCGGACAACCTTGGTCGTGCTATCGAGGATCATATGCCGTACACCTGCGCCACCATCATCACCTCATCGAAGTTCGGCGCGTTCGTCGCGATCACCTTCCAGTCGGAGTTTCCAGAGGGTGGCGAAATGAGATAGACGGCCTCACCGGGAATGCCGAGATAATACTCTGCCTCACCTTCGATCGTGTCGGCCGGACTCGTCGTGTCAGCCTTGACGACGACGAGGTTGTCGCTGTCGTCGATCTTCTTGATGACGAGCATTCGTTTCGCGAGCCGGAGTCCAGCCGCCGTATCTCCGAGGTTTGGCAGATTGACCGTCCGCTCGGCACCCGAGGCATCGACGAAGATGAACACATACTTATCGTTGCCCGTGATCGTGACGTCGCCGCTCTCCTCGGCGACGGGAAACATCGACGCCGGGTAGTCCTTCCATGAGTAGCAACCGCTCTCGCCCGGGCTCATCCACATCGGAACATCGAAGTCGGCGGGCCCGCCGTGGAAGCCGGTCTCTCCAGAGAGCGCGTCGCCTGTCTCGACATCCGAGAGCTCTCCTAGAACGGGCCAGCGGACCATCTCGACCTTGAACGTCCCGGGGTTCGCTGCCTTCACCACGTAGCCGATCTGCACCTTGACGGCACAACCCTTGAGCGGAGCCGAGCTCGCCATCCCCCCGGAGTCGTCACCGAGGAAGAACTTCTGTCCATCCGTGAAAGCGGAGAGATCGACTCCCTCCATGTGGCCCTTGCCGCAGACCCAGCCCTCGGCGTTGTTGGCGATGCTCTGCATCGTGACGCCCAGGCCGTCGATGCTCGCTGGGACAGTGCTCCACTCAAGCGGCTTGACGGTCAAGATGTTGCCAGCCCCATCGGCGCTGAAGACCCTGACGTTGCGGAATGCTGGGATGGTCGATCCGCTGACGTTCTTGACTCGATAGTAGACGCTGCCAAAGAGAAGCTGCAGACCGCCGAGCACGTCCGCGACCGGGGCCTCTCTCCCGTTTGTGCCATCCCAGTGGAGGCCGCCCTCGGCATGCGCGTGCGTCGGGCTCACGACGAAGTCGACAGCGACGACGTTGTCGACCTCGTGCGTGTTCATGTTGAGATTGCCGGTCATGGCACGGACGCCATCGATGATGAGATAGCCCGGGCTGATCTCGTGCCAGATGTTCGCGACCCCATCCGGCACCGGCTTCGTGCCGACGCTGGACGTGTGGTCCTCGAGGCAGAGGTAGGTCAGGATCGCGCCACCCGTGCCCAGAGGCGGCGCCGGCGAGGTGGCGAGATAGACGATGTCCCCAACATCGTATGAGGTATCGACGGCCCACTGGCCCCGCCAGACGTTCGGCTTCGGGCCCGGCGGTCCCTGGACGCCGGTCACCTGAAGACCGCTGATGATCCGCGGCCGCGCCGCATCGACAATCGAGTCGATGTCTCCAGGGGTCGAGCCGCGTCGCTTCATAGGCGCCAGGTGGCCTCCAATCCCGAGATTGGGTTGCGGCGCGTCTCCCAGGTGCGGATGGAGGCATCCGCGTAGCGCGAGCTCTCGTCGCTCCCGATGGCGACCCAGTCCCGTGTGGCGACGTCGCCCTCGTAGGTGAGGCGACCGATGGTCGAGGCCTGGGCGAGGAGCGCGCCCGTCGCCTCGAGGAAGACCGCGTAACCCACCTCGACCGAGAACGGCCCGAACTCCTTCCAGCCCTCCGATCCGAGCCACCGCCCCCACGCTCGCAGGATGTGGGCCCGCGTCAGCTCGACGCCAGTGATGGCGCAATCTAGTTGAAAGGTTGGTTGTCCCGAGACTGCCCGTTCGAACCGGACGACATCGTTCGTCGGGGAATCCTTGGCGATGAATTGGAGCGCGTCGTAGCTCCCCGCCCCGTGCCGGGCGTGCAGGAGCGGAAGGACGTCGTTCTGCGGGATCGCGGCCGCTCGCCAGTATGGTCGGACTTCCACCATAGCGACGCCCCGCGTGTAGCTCCAGATCTCTGCGGATGGCGTCGCGCTGTTCGCCATGCGGTGCGTGTCGGCTGCCCGGACGAGTTGAGCATCCAGCGTGACGAGGGGTGATCGTGCGCCGTAGCTCTTGCCGAACGCCGCGCCGCCACGCTGCACGTTGAGGATCCCGGCGTGAACCACGACGTTCAACAGGTTCGACGAGAAGCGGCCGATGGCAATCGTGTAGGTCGGATCCGATGTCGCCCCCGCAGCATCGACGGGGATCGCGTCCATGACGACCTCGCCGAAGGGCTCCGAGGACGGGATGGCGGCGTAGGTCGGCGTTGTCGTCCACTGGCGCGCCGTGTCGTCCCAATACTCGGTGGAGGGGAGTCCGCCCCCAGAGCGAGAGAGATAGACCTCGGCCTTCTGCGTCACCGGATCCTGGATGATGCTGTTCTTGACGACGGCGCGAAGGTGGACGATTTCACCGGAGGCCCGGGGCAGCGTGCCCAGGGACCGCGAACGCCCGCCCATCCCCCCTCCGGCACCGTAGCTGAGTTTCGCCGAGGACCTATAGCCCTGCTCCTCGACCAGGGCAACGGCCATATCCTGGATAACGCTGAAGTCCCCAGAGCTGCCCACGGTGGACCAACCAGCGAGCGTCATGTCGTAGTTACGGAGGACGAGTTCCACGTCGCCGCCGCCCTGTGCGGCGAGCCCATGGAACGAGACATTCGGGCTGTCCTCGAGGAGCCGCATGAGCGCCCCGTCCCCCGGTCGCGGGGACCAGGCGTCTTGATCTCGGGTGTGCGTGTAGCCGGCCCCCTTGTCGACGAGAGCGAGCCCCTGCAGCTCCGGCGACCACGGCCCGTCGATCCTGTATGCGGCCCACGCGAGGCAGGCGTAGGGCAGGAGATCGAAGAACTCGTCCTCTACCTCGAAGGTCTCGGGATACCTCCTGCGCTTGAGGACGAGGCCGGCGCGACGCTCGAGGCGTCGTCGGCCCCAGCCCCCAGGGAGGACTGAGGGACCCTTGGCATGGATGAGGTAGGCGCGCGACCCGACATCACCGACCGCCCGATCCATGGGCACGCGCCCCGTCACTCGGTTGCGGGCGCGGCGCTTGAGACGCAACTCGAGCGAGCTCGCGTTCCTCACGTTCACCACATAGCCGCCGAGGTCTTCAACATCAACCTCGACGTAGAAGTGGAAATGCCGAAAGCGGGCGAACGACATCGAGTTGTCCCAGCCCGGGGCCGCGATCTCCGCGTAGATGCCCACCTGCAGCGAGAGCATGTCCTCCAATGAGAAGACGCCGCCCTCTGGGTGGCTGAGCATCTCGTGCTCCATGTGGATTGGCCCGTCATATCCCGTCCCGCACGAGGGTTGATTGCCGTTGCAGTACCGGTCACCAACGGGCGTGCCCGTCGAGCCGCTGTAGCCGACTTCGAAGAAGCTGCCGAGTTGGAGGATTGCGCTGCTGTCGCGCGCGCGCATGGCGAACTTGGCGCGCGGCCCATGGGGATGACCTGGCGGGAAGCCCGGGAAAAACCAACTGTTGCCGCCGTGCCCGAAGTAGTCCATCCAGCAGTGGAGCTTGACGCGCCGGAAGAGGCTCAACGTCGGTGGCGGTTCGACGGTCACAAGGCCCGTCGTCTTGGCACCGAATTGCCGAGCAAGTGCGAGTTTGCTATAGCTGCAAACGCCCTGTGTCGCCTCCGAGCAATAGGGCGCGACCGTCTCGTGAAGGTCGTCGTACGTCGCATCCCGCCACACCTCCCAGAGCGTCTTCAGCGGGCTCCCGCCATAGGGCGAGCTGTTCGGCCAGCGGTCGAAATGGGACGAGCCGGTGCCGCTGTAGCGCGTGCCGGCGTTGTAGGCATCCGATGTCGGCAAGAGGTAGATCGTTCGCAGCATCCGTTTCTGCTCAGGTGATCGAGGCCGTCGCTGCTCTTGCTGCTGCGGCCGCTGCGGTCCGGCCCGCCAAGATGGCGAGCGGATCCCACGTCGGCGCTCTCACTGCGGCAACCGCTCCTGCGCGGCCCCCCAAGGAGGCCGACTGCCCGGCCAGATAACGTCCCTGGGTCCAGACGTTCTCGACTTGGAGCACGACTTTCTCAGGCAGCGCGGCGACGTCGTGGGCCTCGTAAGCCGTGAGGAACTTTTGCTCAGCGCTCGACCACATGTACGGCATCTTGACCTGCGTATAGACCTCGCGCCGGTCGCCTGGCTCATAGAGGAGTTCTCCGGCTTGGGCGTGGTACTTCTCGAGGTCGAGCACTGCGTCTGGATCGGGGTCAACGTCATCTGGGTCGATGATGGCGAAACCGAGCGTTCCGAGAGGTGTCCAGAAGATGCGCGCCCAGGAGTGGGCGTCGAGGAACGATTGGATCACCTCGGCGGCTGACTCCGCGTTCTGGTCTCCGCCGAAGCGGCGGGCGCACTCGTAGCCCCGGGCGGCGAACCAGGCCTCGGCATAGTCCCACGAGGTCGCGTCGATGATCGGGTGCGGGCCCCGCCACAGCGCCAGGGGTGCGGGCCTGTAGACGTACTCCTCGAGGACCATCCGAAGCTGTTCGATGGGACCCGTGACCGGCAGCCCGGCATGGAACCCGGTGGCGTCCGGCCCCTTGCAGTCGAACGAGACGATCGCCTCCTCGACGGGCTGGGATCCCTCCCCGATCACGATGATGGTCATTTGATTCCCGCCGAAGACGCCGCGCAATGTTGACCATCCCTGGGATGATTGCGGTATCCCGTCGTAGTAGATTCGCGTCACGTCGACAAGGAGGTTAGCGCTCGCGAGCCACCAATAGCCGAGCGTCTTGTCATACCGGAGATTGACGGCCGGCACCATCCCCCGCGCGGTGATGTCGGCCCCATCGTGGATGCCGCTCAGCAGAGGGAGCTGGGTTCCGAAGATCGATCCATCAGAGGCCGCGCTCCACTCTATGCGCCGGAAGACTCCCGGCGGGACGGGCGTCCGGAGCACCGTGTCGTCCGTCTTGAGCAGGACCTTCGTCACGAGACCCTCGCGCGTCCAGTCCTCGACGACACCGCGAAATTGCGGTTCCCAGTCCGCGACCACGAGATCGGGAGCCGCGACGTCTATGGCGGCGACGCTGCCCCGGGGATCGTAGGTCTCGAGCATGTCGATCAGTTCACGGCGCGGATCGACGATGCCGACGGATGCCTTCACCGCCTCGAGGACATTGTCCTCGATGCCCGGGCCCTCCGGGCCGTACTGTATCGGTGCCCAGGACCCCGGCTGGCTCGTCCGGGTCACCTGGCCCGCGGCCGTGAGCCGACCAGTCGGGGCGATGACATCTCGACCGAGTGAGAGAGCCCGTGTCTGCCAATCGACCGTCAGCACTGGGAACGGCTGTGCGCCTCGCCGGCGGGCCTCGAGCAGGGCGGCCGAGCGCACGTGCTACGCCTTCCCGAGCGAGACGAGCTCGGCGAGGTTTCGCTGCAAGCGGCGGTCGACAGCGTCGAGGGTGAAGGAGCGCATGCGTTCTCTGTTCTGCGCTGTCTGGAACGGGTTCTCGTCGATGTTGATGGAGACGTTCGCTTGCACCCTGTTTCCAAGCTTGCCTCCGCTCCGCGGCAAGGGGACGATCGCTTCCAATCCATGGAGCATCGCGAGTTGGCCGGAGCCGAAGTCGCCGATCCCGCCGCTCTGGAACCCCGGGATCCTCAGGATGTCCGCGACAGAATCTGGCGGTCCGCTGGGAATGCCCGGGGGTTGGCCTCCGCTGTAGGTGATCGGGATGTCGATGGCCGGAGGCTTGATCCCGGTCAGCGCCGACACGAAGGCGTCGATCTTCTCGATGAGCGTGGCGAACTGCTCCGTCATCGTCTGCGCGAAGGTGATCCCAGCTTCCTCGGCCGAACCGAACGCCTGCCCATTCTCATCGACGAGCTGGCCCGAGGTGATGAGCTGATCGATCATCGGCCGCATGGCCTCGGGGATCGCCTGGCCCGCCGCCTTCGACGTATTCACGAACTCGAGGAGGTTCGGCCCCATCTTCGAGATGACGGTCCCGACGTCGATGCCGGAGGCGGTGAGCAGCTTGAAGTCCTGAAGGAGCTGGCCCGCCTGCTGATCAAGCTCCTGCCGCTGCATGGCCGGGCCCAGTTCCTCGATGCTGAACCCGTAGCGGTCCGTCGCCTCCTTGAGCGCCTGCTGCGCGGTCTCCTGGTTCCCGAGCAGCCCGTTCACCTCGGCCACGGCCGCATTGAACTGCTCGACCGTCTTGGCGTCGAAGATCTTCTTGACGAGGTCCTGGCTTGTGAGGCCGGCGAGCTTCTTTTGCAGCTCGACGAAACCGCCCTGCGCCTCGAAGAAGGCGTCGCGCAGATCGTTGACCTTCATGATGACCGGATCACCGCCGATGCCGAGAGCCCGGCCAAGCCCGCTGAGGCCCTTGCTGATCAGTGAGCCCAGGCCGGAGCCGAGAAGCGAGCCGAGGCCTGGAATGATCGAGCCGAGCGCCCCGCCGAGGCTCTCGCCGAGAGCCGCACTCAGCTTCTCCGTCAGGGGCTTCGCGATGCTCTCCCCGATCGAGCCACCGAGGTGCGCACCGATCGACTTCCCGATGTCGCCCCCACCCTGGATCGCTCCGAGGATGACCTGGGGTAGCCCCTTGAGGCCCTCGCTCAAGCCCTTCTTCAAGGACTCGCCGAGCCCGAGGGCGGGGATCTTGCTGAGCGCGACCGTTACCTCCGTCGCGGAGGCCCCGGCCGTCTCGAGAGCGGCGGCGATGTCCTCGGCGGAGAGTCCCGCCTGCGCGCCTGAGACCGCGAGCTTGTCGAAGTCCTGCTGCGCGTGCTTCGCGTCCTGAGCGAGGACGTTGACCTGCTCGGCCACTGGTCCAAGATCGAGGCCCGAAACGTCGAGGATGGGGATCTCGATCTTGCCGCCCCGCAGGATTCCAAGGAGGCCCTCGTCGCTGATCTTGGCCCCCTGCTCCTGCAGCGCCTCGAGCTGCTTCCGCAGGCCCTCGATGTCGGCGACGCCCTCCACGCCGAGGACATGGAAGGCGCGCGCGAGGTCGTCGGCCTTCTTCTGCGCCTCCGCGCCGGAGAGCTGGTCGACGAGACCCTTGAAGGCCTCCGCGGCGCGCTTCGCTTCGTCTGCGGCCTGCTTGTGCGCCTTGACCTGCTTGTCGGTGAGGCCCAGGCTTTCAGCGAGGGCCGGGCTGAGTCGCCCCTTGTAGAAGTCGGCGATCTCCGCGACGCTCTTGCCTTGGGCCTTGAGCGCCTCGACCTGCCTCCTGATGGCCTCCTCGTTCTTCGCGCCGATCGCAAGCCGGAACTGCGCGAGCCCAGCTTCGGCACCCGCACCCTCATCACGAGTGGACTCGAAGAGTCCGCGGGCCGCCAGAAAGTCGTACAGTCCACGGGTCGCATCGTCGGCGACTTGCCGAACGGACTGGAGCTTGTTGAGCATCGTCCCGATGGCCGCCCCGATCGCCAGACCAGCACCGGCGACGCCGATCGAGGCCGCATTGAACCCGGCCATCGAGGTCGAGAGATTCTTGAATCCGATCTCCGCGACATCCGCCACGTCGTCGAGCGCACGGAGAGGGCCGATCGGCAGTCCGAACGAGTCAGCCGACCTGGCGAGGGTCGTTGAAACGCGGCCGACGGTATCAGCGAGCCTTCCTGCACGCTGGCTGGTGGAATCCGAGGCGGCGCCGAACGTCCTCATTCCACGATCGACGGGACCGAGACTCTTTCCGAGACGGTCAGCCGAGGCAGCCGCATCCTTGAAGCCCTTCGTGAAGGAGGTCGAGCCGGCCTCTAATTCGACACGGAAGCGCCGAAGCGTGTCAGCCATGCTAGATCACCGGCCGCTCATGGCGTTCGACCTTCAGGCCGAGCTGAGCGGCCCAATCGAGCAGGAGCACGCGCTGCTGTTCCGGCGTCTGGCGCTCGCCAGCGCCAGCACTCTGCTCTTTCTTGAGGCTCTGTTGAATGGACCGAATCGCGGTTCGGAACTGGCGGGCGGGCAGCCTAGAGAGCTTCGCGGTGAGCGAGGCTCCCATGATCATGACGCGCGCTCGCTGTTCCTGTTGCCATTGAGCACCGCGGATCTGTATCGAGACTTCCCGCAGTGTCGAACGGTGAAAGTTGTCCGGCGAGATCCCGGCGCGGGCAGCGTCTAGGAGGGCAGTGTCCCAGGAGAAGCGACGATGTCTTTTTTTGGGGCACCTTGCGATGCCTGAGACTTGTCAGGCAAAGCCCAGCGAAGCGTCTCCTCGATCACTTCGTCCATGCGCTTGATCCCCAACTCCGTGATGATCTCGCCTGCTTCTTCCTCGGTCGTCTGCGGTTGCGCATAGAGCATCGCGGCGCGGATGAGGGCGCGCCGTCGCTTGAGGCTTTTCTTGTTGTCCAGCGCTACGAGGAAACCCTCGTCATCGGTCTCGAGTCCGTAATCTTTCTGCAGCGCGATCAGTTCGTTGATGCCGAGCCGGAAGATCACCGTTCGCTTGCTGTCACCTTCGCCGAGGTCGACCGCGACCTCGCCCTTGAGCCTGTTCGCCATCTGTATCTTATACGGCGGTGATCGTGGAGACCTTGAAGGTCACATCGGCCGTCACGGCACCGTTCGGGTCAGCGTTGCGCTTGAGGCCCTTGACGTAGGCCCGGAAGGTGATCGTCTCCATAGCTCCCGGAAGGATGAAGCGATAGTAGCGCAAGAGACCGTCCTCCTTGTCCGAGCGCAGAGAAGAATGGGAGGCGTAGACGGTCGGGTTCCAGTTGACGCTGATGGAGGCCTCGCCGGCCTCGATCATGCCGCGGATGTACTCCTTGATCTTGTCCGGGCTCTCGAAATGGCTCACCTCGATGTCGTCACCCTGCTCATCTGGCGAGTCGAATGAGATGACCTCCATGATGTTCGAAAAGGGATCTCCAACGAGCAGCCCGCCGCGCTGGAACTGCGTCCCGTGACCGATGACCGCCTGGGTCGCGTGTTCCGCCATGTGCTTTTCTCCTTCCTCAACGAGTGAGGATCTGCTCGGGCTCTAACTCGAAGATCCCATGACGATGATCGAGTAGGTCTGGGTGCCGGCCGATGGTGCGACCTGGATGATGTCGGCGGTCGTAGCCGTGACCACGGTCCCACCGGCGCTCGGGTCTGTGTAGACAAAGCAAGCGCTCGGCTTCAGCGTTACCGTGGTCGTCGCAACGCTCAAGAAGAGCACAGAGGCCGCATCGCCACCAAGAATCACGTTGCCGGTGTTGGCCGCATCCGCGCAGACGATCAGGCCCTTGAGCTCGGCGATCGTGAACGTGGCACCGAAGGCCGTCGTCAGCGTCCCTCCCGAAACATCGAGGTCTTCAGCCGCAGCGACGGATCTCGTATCGGTGAAGAGCACATCAGCCTGTCCGGCTCCAGTTCCGTTGGTGATGGCGAGGGCATTAGTGAACGAGAGCGGGGCCTGGACATTCGTGAGATCGAGCGCGTTGTCGAACCCGCCCGTCACCTGGAGGCGGACGGTCGCGGCGAGAGTCGTGGCCGCGTCTCCCTGCATGGCAAGCGCGAGGATGAGGGCAGCCAGAACACCGACCGTCGCCAAGATTCGCTTCTTCATGCTCATCTCTCCTTCACTCGACTACTTGCGGCCCTCGGGCGAAACTGATCTCGCTCGCCAAGTTCTTGAGCAGCGATTCCTCGGCTGCCGCGCGAAAGACTGGGAAGTGCTTCTCGAAGACATGGGGAATCGACGGGCCATGCAGTTCAAAAATCGCCAACCGCCTCTTCGTCTTGCGCCTGAAGACACCGCGATGCCCCGAGGGCATCGTCGCGATGAAGGCATTCGAGATCCGGCCACGCCCACCGAGGAGTCGATAGGACACACCCCGCCCCCGCCCCCGCGAGGGCTCTGGCCCTCTCGCGCTGAAAGCGATGAGCGGGATGCGTCGGCCGACGATCTCGATCGCGGCCACCGGTCTCGTCCGCTGCGCCTTGTCGATTCGGATTTCTCTCTTGATGTTCTTCGCCGCGATGCCCGTGTCGGCGCTGATTGTTCTGACCATCGCCGTCTGACCGCTGATGATCGCGCGATTCAGTGCCCGCGCCATCACGAGAGGTGCGTGAGCGCCAAGCATCTCGAGGTCCCGCTTGAGCGTTCCGAGATCGAAGGCGAAGCGCTCAACGCTCACTGGCTGCCCCACTTCTCCTCGAACGTCGCCACATATTCGACCGCGGCACCCACGTACTCACTGCCGGGCTCCCGCCGGATCGACCGAATGGCGCCGCGCTGCAAGCCTTTGGACAGCGTCGCCGGCTTGCCATCGATGACGCCGAGGTAGCGATCGACCGAGCCATCTGCCTCGATCTCGACCGCCTCCTTGATGTCGGCCACGAGCTTCTCGATTGCAAGCGTCGGCGCCGTCATGTCCGCCGGCACGATGGCCTGGACCTCGAAGGGCACGCGCGTCCTCACTGTGCCGCCGCTTGTCTCCGGCGAGTCGTCTCCGACCATAACTGCGAGTGCGGCCGGCGGGTCGTTCGGCCCGAACTTCGGGACCTCGCCGAGGAAGATGTGCAAGCCGGCGTCCGTGTTGTAGCCCTTCTCCACGAGGATGAAGCTCAGGCGCTTGACGAGGTCGGCTAGGGCGGCCTGCCGCTTGCTCTGGCGAGGCATCAGGCCTCATACGGCACCACGACGACGCGGTGATGATCTGGTCGAATGGTCTCCATGGCGTCGACCTGCCAGAGGGCCGGTGCTGCAAGCAGCGGGGGGCTCGAGGCGATGATCGTCCCGCGCGGCATGGCGGGCACATCGTCTCGCCGAATGGCGACCAGCATCCGCGCCTCGCTGCGTTGGTAGCCCCCGGCCGGCACCTCTGCTGTCTCCGGGGTCAACCATATGACCCGCGTGGACACGGGACTGCCCTCGGGTAGCGTGACCGTGGCCGGCGTGCCGTGCAGCGTGAAGTTGACCTCGCGTACTTGAGACTTCAGCAGAGCGAGGTCCACGATTCTCCGCCTTTACCGCGTGACTCCATCGAGACGGATCCTGCCGGTGGCGGAGGGATTCGCGGCGGCGGCGGCGGCCACGCCGACAAGCGTGTTGCCGCTCGCGGTCGTCGTGAAGTTCTTGGCCGTGTCGTCCCAGTAGAGCTTCGCGCCCTCGGTCCAGGCCTGGGCACTGACCTTGGCGTGCTCGACGACGCCCGTCACGAGGGCGTTGAACTTTGCCGCCTCTGCAGCCGTCACGAGGGCCACGATGACGAGACCACCGATCAGATACGCTGTGCCACTGACGACCCCGCCCGTCGGTGCCGTGAGCTCGACCACTTCACCCGGAGCGACGTAGTTCTCCATCTTTCCCTCTCAGAGCTATCTGACCGCGCCGTCCAGACGGACGCGGCCGGTGGCAAGACTCGTCGCCGTGACTCCGGTGGCCGGAACGACGGTCACCGTGTCGGTGACCGCAGCGGCCGTGACTCCCGTCAGTGCGTTGATCGCACTCGCGAGACTCGTGGCCGTGGCATCGTTCGAGGTGGCCGCCGTCCAGTCCGTACCCTCGACGAGCGCGTAGGCCGTGCCGTTGATTGTCACGGTCACCACCGCATCGTCCGTTCCGAGTTGCGCGAAGTCGAGCACCTGGAGCGTCATGCCCGAGATGAGGAGATCGGCTGGCAGCGCGTCGGTCGCGAGCGCGACGACGGCCGCTACGGGCTTGACCGCCACGCCGACGAGCGTGTTCCCGGCTGAAACCGTCGTGAGACCGGCGGGAGACGTATCCCAGTAGAGCTTCGCGTTCTCGGTCCACGCCTCCTCCGCGACCTTCGGCAGATCGCAGACGCCGGAGACGAAGGCGTCGAACGGGAGCGTCTGCGCGACAGTCTCGAGGGCGACGACGAAGAGACTTCCGACGATGTAGGGGCTGCCGCTGACGACACCACCGGTCGGTGCCGTCAGGGTGATGACGTCTCCGGGCGCGATGGCCGTCTTCATGGAATCTCCTTCAGAGCTGGCTCAAGCCCCCGCGTTCTTGTACAAGCCGCGCCAGTCGATCACCTTCGCCCCGACGTCGTGGCGGACCTTCATCTGGATCCCGTCCACGATGAAGCCCACCTCTTGCTCGACCAGCGGGCCATCTTGACCCTCGAGCATGGCGAGCTCAAGCACGTCTTGCCCATCGGCGATCGCCGCCGACAGATACCAGGCGCTGGTGCTCACCCCGTCCAGCCGCGGCTCGGCGATGACCGTGAGTCGGCCTGCGAAGGGGTTCACGTTCGATGCCTGAGACGCCAGGAGGGTCACGCTGACGAACTGGTCGGCGACCG